AGCTGAATCTAGAAGCTATTGGCTTTGTAGCCTCTTCTAGCCAGTTCATGGTGTTGCCCCATTTAGACTCAGCTTTTTGAATCTCTTCTTCGCTTGGAACAAAGCGCCCAAACATCTCTTCGTCAGTAGGCTGTCTAGGAGCATTACCTAGCATAGCACGGCCTGCCATAAGGTTAGCAAGTTGGTTAGACATTAGGTTCTCAGCTTTTTCAACTGGATTAGCTCTCTGCATTTTAGCAAGCTCTTGATCAGCGTTAGGCACACCTGGGTGATTAGCCCATGGTATAGCACCATCTAGGCTCTTCTTGAACTTACGTGCTGCGTTCTCTGCCGCTATTTGCTCTGGAGTGAAGATTTTAGGTGGACCAGCTGGTCCTGACGGAGCCTTCGCAGCCTGCTGCTTAGCGCTCAATTGTCCTGGTTTAGAACTATATGCCTTAACGTTCTTATTACGGCCTATACCTTGGACTTCATCTCCCATATTATTAGCCTTACGTTTAGCATTATCAGCTGCGTTATACTGGGATACGACTTTACCATTAGTGTCTTTCATCTTTCCGTAAGAACCTTTTTCAAAGTCTTCATCCTTACCGATAGCCATAGGATCAATGTTATTCATTACAGTTTGCCCGCCCAATGAACCAACGTAGTCCTTGATGTGAGCACCTGCTGCAGCTAAGTTAGGAAGATTGTTTCCAACTACTCCGCCGGCATGCTTCACTTGGAAAGATCCGTCTGGATTCTTGAACGTGTTGATAACACCGTGTAGACTGTGATGCAACGCACCAGTCCCAGCATCCTGAGACCAACCTGCTCCCAATGAAGGCATAAGCTTTCTGTTAGATGGTGCCATCAAGCCGTCGAGTGCCTTTTTAAGTTCACTCAATCTCTCGATTAACTCATCACACTTCTGTAGCGTCTGATCCGTCTTCTTCATAGTATTCCTCGTCATCTTCTGACTTCTTTAAAGGTTTCTTTGCAGGTGGCTTCTTTGCCTCTGCAAGTTTATGCTTATGCTTCTCTGCACCAATCTGTGTCTTCTGCTTGGCTTGCTCTTTGATCTGAGCTTCCATCTGCTTCAACTTTAACTCATGCTCTTTTTCTTTAAACTCTAATTCAAGTTCTATCTGACGCTTCTTAGCTTCAAGTTCTAACTTTTTAGCTTCAACTTCAAGAGCTGCTAACTTCTTATTGTGCTCGCCGTCTGCCTTAGCATCAGGCTGACCTGCCTTAGTACTTTCGTACTCAGCATCCATCATGCGCTTCTTATGGTTCTTCTCGTACTCAGCGTCAGGAGCTTGATTCTTAGCAGTTTCATACTCAAGATCTAGCATACGTGCGCGGTGCTTTTTATCAAGCTCTGGATCTGGAGCACTAGCTTTCGCAGATTCGTACTCTACATCAGACATACGCTTCTTGTGACCGACTTCATGTTCAGCCATCATCTCTTTATGCTTACGCTCTTGCTCAGCCTTCTGCTGCATCATCTGACGCTGCATATCGCCGTCTGCTTTAGCATTGTCGATATCAATATCGGACATTGCTTTAGTAGCATCGGCTTTAGCTTGCTTAGACTCATCGATCTCAGGAGCATGGTGTCCGTGAACGATGTAAGAGATCTCTTGATCTGAATAACCCTCTTCTTTGAGAGCTTCGATCAACTCTTCTTCGTCAGGTTCTCCGCCTTGCTCTTGGTCGGGTTGTTCTTGATCTGATTGGCCGTCATTATCATCTGCTTCTGGATCTTGGTCGGGTGATTCATCTAATGACGGTGAGCCATTTTCTTCAGCTTCTGGGTCTGGGTCTTCTTCACCCTCTTGCTCTTCGCCTTCTGGAATTTCTGGTGCAACTTGCTCACCATCTTCTTGGTCGGGTTGTTGCTGTTCTTGGGGGTCTACAGCGTTTTCATCCGCTTCTTCCTCTTCAGGTTCCTCTTCGCTTTCAGCAGCAAGGTCCAAGAAAGCTTTCTTGTTGTCAAGAGCCTTCTTCAAAGAATCCCAACGATCTCTAAGTTTCTTCTTAGGGTCTTTCTTCAGTGGTTCCTTGCCTGGAATCACTTCTTCTTTGCCGTCTGCTGTAGTTTCGATAATAGTTTTATTCATACGCTATCCTTTTTAATCTTATTCTCTAGTGACCAAAGAGGTTGAAGATTAGTGTAATGACATACTTTTGCAAACATATTTGGGTCAGTTAAGTCTGATTTAGCTAATGGATAGATATGATCTATTTCCCATTCACCGTAATTATCCCATGTCATTCCTGGTTGAAATTTGAATTCAAGTTGATTTTTAAGTTCTTGTATAGTGCAACCTAAATATTCTGACAAAGAGCTGTGCTTAAAGTTGTTTACCATAGCTCTAGAGATTCTTGACCTAAGGTTAGAAGCTAAACGAAAATTTATATCGGTTAGTTTTCTATTCTTGACGTATTTACGCTTTGTAGCTTTAACTTGTTCCTTATTTTGAGAAACATAGTTGTTACTGCTAGCTATAGCATGCTCTTTATTGAGTAAATACCAATTCTTATTCTTACATTCTTTAGAACAAAATGTGGCAGTTTTACTCCTTGATTTATCTAAGAACTCAATGTTGCAATGGTTACATTTCTTATTCATATTAATAACTAAGGGCGTCGACCAAGAACCTTTTTTGATAATAGCCGCGTGCCGCTTCCATATCTGTTTGAATCATTGTCGCCAAGTCTTTCAACCTATTCTGTAAGAATAGCGGACCTGGAGTGCTTACACTTTGACTAGTTCCGTCGATACCTACGCTAGTAGAGTTATACGGAAACAACACTGGTCCCAAAGTTGATAAGAACTTAAATGCAGCAATGTTCTGAATTAAGCCAGCCATCATAGCTGGAACTTTATGCTTCTCAAAGCCGGCACGATACTTAACTAACACAGCTCCTGGCCATGCAGAGATCGCCTGTGAGTTGAACGCATGAAAACCTAAACCAGAATAGATAGACACGATGAAACCAGAGATGGTTACACCTTGTGCAGGCACAATTTGAATAGTTCCATCTGAGGGTTGAACATGGATGAATTCGTTGGGTATTTTGACAAGGGGCACGGAGCCAGGAATACCAATACCGTTATTAAAAGTTAACTCATACGATTCTACGTTAATAATAGGTGCATGATGGAGTTTAGTAACTCCGAAAGAATAGAACATCATCTCGCGAGAATAATCGTGTCTCTCCACGAACGTCACGGGATTGATATAGATGTCTAGGGTGTGCTCTATTTGAGAAATTGCTTGTTGGATATACATCTCGATGGTAGAATCCTCAACGACCTGACCTGTTAGGAATGATCTCATTGGCAATCCAAAAAGAGGACCGTTCTTCATAACTTCAACATCTGGGATCTTTTCATAGCGTCTAACTTCATGACCGTCTTGCTCTACTGCCCATGAAGGAAATGAAGATACTGTAGGAGTTTGACGAATGCCAGTCCCTAAAATATTACCACCAATGAACGCATCTTCCGGTAGGTCCTCGTAAAGACCTGCTGGAGTCTCGTTACCGTTTCCGCCATCGTTATTGTTGCTCATTACCTTCTCCTCCTGCTGGTGCCTTAGGAACCTTTGGGGTTGCCATTGCCTTTGCAGTGTTCACTCTAGTCATTCTATCAGCACGCTCCGGTGGGTGCTTAGTCATGATATCTTTTAAGTTATATTTTTTAGCAGCTGAAGCTAGATGCTGTGGAACTTGCTGCTGATCTCTTAAAGCGGTCTGCATAAGTCCACGAATCTTATTACCTGCGTGGGTAGCAAAGCTAGCCTTAGATGGATTATCATGCTCGTAGTCATTGACTGCACGGAATAAACCATGCATGCCTGCTTCGTGCATCTGACCCATATCGATACTCTTCTTATCCAAACCTAACTTATTGAGAACTTTGTGAGCGCTCATGTTAATAAGAGGATGATAATGTTCAAAGAACTTATCCATCTTCGCTTTATTCTTAGGGTCTTTCAAACCTGGATGATCTCCTAGTACATCTTGGACTGAGCCCTTCTTGTACTCTGGAATATCTCCACCAAGCTTCTTAGCGTAATCGGCAGCCTTCTTATTATAGGTTGCCTCTCTCGCTGCAGCTTTGCCTTCATGCTTAGCGCCTTCATCTCTTAAGAAGTTTTGGTTATTATTAGCAAACTTGGAAGACGGATCTTGGATCATGGACCCAGTAGTTCCTTCTTCGCCCTTCTGACCGCCAGCATGTTGCATCGCAGCTTCGACAGACATAGGGTTTTCTGCTTGCGCTCCACCACCACGAACGTGTTGAATACTTTCCTTCTTAGCACCAGCGCCTTGAGACATTCCCTTTAATCCTTCTAAGTGAGCTTGGCTGTGAAGCTTCGCTGCATTAGAGAGATAATCTGGATTGTTCTTGTGCCAGTCTTTCTCGAAGTTAGTATCCATCTCCATCTGGGTGATAGGATCCGCATCGTTATACTCTTTAGAACCTTGAAGCTTTTTGTAAGCATCTTGATATTCTTTGTGTCCAGCATTACGCGCTTCTACGAGACGACCTTCATGATGCAATACAGGATTCTTAGATGCATCTGCCTCTAAGCGTTCCTTATCACGAGCACGGTCTTCCCATGGACGAGTGTACTGACGCATCTCCGCCATCTCACCTTTAGATGGCTGACGGAAACGACTACCACCACTTACTTCTTCGGAGTCTTCTTGCGGCGGCTCTTGATATCCACTACCTTGGCTTTCACTTCCGCTTCCACCTTCTGGATCTCCGCTTTGGCTTTCGATACCTCTTCCTTCTCCAGGAGAGACAGCTTCTGCATTAGGCTCTTCATTTTCATCATCAAACTGCTGATGAGACTCTTCATCTTCGCCAGGCTCATACTCATTATATTCTTCAGGTTCATCTTCTTGCTCCTCATCCTGTTGCTCAGGATCGTTTTCCTCCAGCCATTTATCCGCATCGTCACCTTCCTCGTCAGGGTTGAATTCTCTCATCCCATCTAGGTCGTTGTCTTCTGCTTCGTCTGGATCTTGTTCCTCGTCAGACATACGTCTACGAGCCTTCTCTAAAAGCGCCTTGAGTTCACCAAGGGATTGAGCATCTTCTTTCGAAGAGTTAAAAAATTCTTTAATAGTACTAGCGAGCTGCTTTGACTTAGACATTACTTATTCCTCTTCGCGAAATCTCTTAAGATCTCCATGCGAGTGTTCTCAGGAAAAGACTTCCAATGCTTAGCGATATTAACATCTAAACCTTCTGGTGGCTTGCTCATGTCGAATGATTGCTTAGCTTTTGCTGCCTTAGTAGCTGGAGCAGCTTTCTGCTCTTGCGCTGGTGCTGGTGCTGTAGCAGCTTGTGCTTCCGCTACTTGCTGTGGCGAAGCGGTGTCAGGTGCAACAGTAGCTGGAGCCTTAGCTTGATTTGCTAATGCTTCATTATGATGCGGCATCATGTTAAGCGGAACATTACCATACACGTGCTCAGGCTTCTTGGTTCCTCTAGCTTTATATGCCTCTGGATCCTTAGTATGCTTTGCTTTTTGATCAGCCATCCATTGCTTATGTTGATCGCTGTCAGTCCACCCTGCTAATGCAGAGTTAATAGCTTCATGATCATCTGGACCAATATCACTTTGAGACTTGTCTGCGTGCTGGTGCACTGGATGGGAATCAAATGGATGAGGGGTAAATTCATTTTTCTGCCCAACATCTTCAATAGGTAGATAAGCTTGACCCGCATTACGTTTAGCAGGAGATCCTAGTTGAATGTCTTCAAAAGGATATCCACCTTTGGTAGCAAGTCTATCGGTTGAAGCGTGACCTGGATGTGGAGGTGATTCTAAGTAGCGATAATCTGGAACTGCTCTTGGGTTGTCTGTACGGTTAGCACGAGGAGCTGGACGACGTCCAAGATCCTTGGTACCTTCTTTAAGTTTACCGTTAGGCAATCTTTCAGTGCTTGTGTAGTTTGTTTCCCATGGAGTAGTGCTAGGATAATCAAGTGTAAGATTTCCTCCAGAGTGCTTACTTGCTTTACCAGCAAGGTGCATCAATGGAACAATCTTATTCAAGTGCTGATCTGCAACATTGCGAAGATTTGCTTTTTCAGTTGGGTTCTCAGACTTATGATGGGCTTCAAGAGCTCCCTTATAGTGAGAGATGTGATGTGATAAAGCATCACGCATCTGTTCAACGTGAACTGGTTTAACACCAGCTCCATATGAGGTCACTGCATGGTTTGCACCACGACCCATAGCTGCAGAGGGTTCTGCCATCTTAAGAAGTGCTTCAAGCACTTCGTCAGCTAGCAACTCGTCCTTAGCATACTTGATCAACGTTTGTAGGTAGGGATTATCTTCAGCCTTCTTTAGCAAGATCTCCCTGAAACTTTTAAGTTCCATGAGTATCTCCTATTATAAAGACTGATCGCCATCTTGTGGAAGATTGAGATGATTGAAAGGATTAACTTGTAGAGGTAAACGATTAACTTCTCTTGCAACCTGTACGAATGCAGCTGCACCAGCAATCACAACAGCGATTGTACGTAAACCTGTGTCTGCCATGCTACCTGTACCAGTGTTGAATATAACGATCTCACCGGCGCTCATAGTCATAGCGAGAACACCGTCAATAGTTACTGTAGTTGCGCCAGTAGCTCTAACTCTGAAAGTAGCCTGTTTAGTGAGGGCTAATGTCCCCATAGCATTAGTGAGTTGCTCTTCCCACATTAAGCCGGTCTCTGCCTGGCGTAGATTTTCGCTTACAACGTTTGATGTTTTCATTGATTCTCCTAATGATTAAAACTTCTTTAACCATTATATATCAATGAGGGCTTAAATACCCGACTTTTTGGGGTTCGGGACAATAGATAGACTAGAAGCTGGACCAGCATTAGCTTGCGTTAGACCATTGATTTGTGCGGCACCAGCTGAACCACCAGCTCCGCCGCCACCACCGCCAACCATATGCACAGTCATATGAGTAGCACCTTGAGGAACCGTATAGGTTGCACCACCAGCACTACCACCAAATAATTGAGTAGTAGCTATCTGACCAGAGCCACCCGCTCCACCCATCCCCATATGTGTAAGGATAGGCATTTGACGAAGTTGGTTTCTAGCACTATAGAATTTGAGTTTTTCTAAAATTCTTAGAAGTCTAACGGTCTGTTGATTTCTCATCATTTACGGAATATCTCAAATAGTGACTTTTTAAGTCTGTTTTTAGGTTTAATTCCAAGTGGTTCTAGAAGCTTCTCGTACTTAGCAATCTCATCCCACGCCTGCTGCTCAGAATCCCATTGAAGGTCCTCGTCAGCTTCAATCTCAATGAACCTGCGGGCTTCCTTAAGTTCTTTATCATAGACAACGTAGTAGACAAGTACGACACGGTCAACCCAGTAAATCTTACACGTCTTATATATACCGAAGTTGTGTTTGTAATTGAGGAGATCGACAAAGGCAGTGATTGTTTTGAGGTTGTCCCCAGCTGTGGGTACATTGACTTCAATTCTTTCATTGTTATTATGCTCACTGAGTTTCCTTTTAATGGTGAGTTCACCTCTGCCATCCGTATATCGATAGCGAATGAAGTTACCTTCAGAGTTTGTGAAGTAGTCGTCGTACGAGCTTACCATCATCTTTTTATTGACTGGCAGCTTTTCAACTAGCTCAACGAAGCTTTTCATCGCTACGTCTTCACCGTCGTACTTATACTCAATCTCCTTGAACATCATAAATTACCTAACTGTATTCGTACGCAGTGAGGCCTTCTTCTCCTTGGAGAATAAGTTTTCGCGGTCTCTCGATTCCGCGCCACATTGCTTACATTTGTGCTTTTGAAACTTGCCCACGTTGGTATAGTAGAAACCATTCTTATAAAAAGATGTACTTCCACATTTACAGGTATTCACCTCATCATCTGTATAAAGATTGAAGTTAACTGCACTGCCTTCCCAAGGCATGAGGATGTTGTACAGTTCTTCTAGAGCTAGAACGTCATGCTTATTATAGACTTCCATCTCTTTCCATGCTTTCAGGTTACCCTTCATGCATTCGTCCCACATTTCAAATCCTGGGAACTCTTTATGCTTCAACTTCTTGTACTTCTGACAAAGTTTATCAGACATGTACTCCAATTTGTTTGAGGTAAATGCGAAATGCTTTTTAGCGATAAGCTTCGTATCAATGTGCTTATAGCTAGAATGCGGCTGCATCTTATTCAATAAAAATCTTGCTTGTAATTTTTTCTGGTCGAACGATTTACCGTTCTGTGTAACGACGATATCTGCTTCATCTAGAAGTTCCCAGATACCTTGAAGTAATTCCTTGTCATCTTCAACATTTGTCTTACTGCGTTGATCTTGATACATCACCTGAGTATCAGGCGAACCTAGCCATTTAGCACTCCAACTGAGGACATGCCAGTCAGCTGCAACCATATTTAAAGAGACATTGTTTTCCCAAAGTCCCCATACCCAAGCTTTCATTGGAGCAGTTTCGATATCGAAAATCAAAACCTTTGGCTGGCCTTTTGGCGCATCGTATCTCTTAAATTTACTTTTACTCTTAGCCATTACTCTTCCTTTATATTAAGAGTCTTCAATATTTCACTGAAGACCGCGTCGATACTCTTACCGTCAACACTGATTTTCTTAGTGTTAAAGGAGCTAGATAATTCGTCCATAGCAGACGAAGCCTGTTCTAAGAAAGAGGTACCACGCGATTCCATCGCGTCACCAGTCTCAAATTCTTGCTTGGCAGCAAGAGCTTTTTTAAGACCAGCGGAGGTGTCTCCCCTAAGATAAATTATACTGTCATAAATGCCATCACATAATACATGACGTGCACTATCTGTAACATAAGCCGACAACATCGATAAGGTATCTATTCCATTGCCGCAAGCAAATCCATAAGCTAACCCCGAAAGTATACCGCGATCCTGAATAATATAGTCATATTCGGTGATAGCAGGGACGATTACCTTCTCTAAGTGAATAGATCTAATGGCTTGGCTAATCAACTCTCTAGCAGGAGCTGTTAATTCTTTGTCGTATTTATTATCGAGCATGATAGCCCGAAGCTGTAATGTAAGTGGAGCGTGGGAAGTTCCCGGCTCTTTAGTTTGAAGGACCTTATAACCTTTAGCTCTAAGGAAATCTACTAGCTTCTGGGTCTGTGTAGTTTTGCCCACGCCCTCGCAACCTTCTAAACATATGTATTTACAGCGTTTTTTATCTGTCATATTCTTCCTTTAGGGCACTTAAGTGCTCTTATGTGATATTATACTTATATGAAAAATGTCAACGTTATCAAGAGTAGAAAGGGTCATAAACAAGATCCCAGTAAGTTTAGAAACACACATGCTAACGTGGATTACGATGTCTTCAATATTTATATTACGCCAGAAGGAAAAGAAAGACGCTTATACAAGATGACATGTACTGAGTGTGGATCAGATCGCGGATACAAGGTACACAATGAAGCACTTCGAACCTGTTTGAAATGTCATGCAAAAAGACACACAAAGAAAACTAAAGAGCAAAAGAAGACCTATAACTGCATGAAAGCTAACATAAACGCAAGATTTAAGAATCGTAATCTAACTAAACAAGAAGGTATTTTTCGTCACCTATCTTACACTATTCATGATTTGATGAGACATTTAGAGGCACAATTCGAACCATGGATGAATTGGGAAAATCATGGACTATACAGTGTATATAAGAAAACTTGGCAAATTGATCATATTACGGCCGATAGCAAGTTCACTTATTCTTTAGTCACCGATCAAGGCTTTAAAGATAGTTGGACTTTATCGAATTTAAGACCATTAGAATCTATGGCTAACATATTAAAGTCAGATCACTGATAGTTAAGAGATTTTGTATTATTTCTTTTTAAATTGTATATTATGATCTTTGTTGACTTTTTCCACTTGATCAAGAAATGTTGCAGCCTGTTCTTCTGTAAAACCATTCCAAGTTAATGCCTCTATTTGCTGTTTCTTGGTCATTGTAGGACCACATAAATTATTAGCTATAGCTAAATGAAGTAACGTGGCGTGTAGACTGTTTTTAGTTTTCTTCATGAAGCAATTCTACTAATCATTTCCTGGCAAGGCTAACGACGTTAGCAGCTGGTGCGATATAGCCTGAAGTTACAGTTGCGCCAGCAACACCTGTATCAGTACAGGTTCCACCTAATGCACTGCCCTGAGCAGTTACAACGCCGGTCCCGCCGATTGTAATGATGCCGCTAGAACTTGGATACTGACCACATTTGCTGCAAGGTGCTGGAGATGTTCCATTCCATAAACTAGGATACTCGTGATAACTACCTGTTGCTGGACATTGTGCCGTAGGCAACGTTATAGTATTGCCGCCAACCCACGGTTGGACGCTTGGATACCAAACACCGGGATATGGAGTATGCTTCTGCTTTTCTTGTGCGAGTTCAGTTTCGATGCGATCAATCTTGCGAGCTTGAGCATCTACAATCTCTGATTTAAGGTCAAGAAGCTTCTCTAAAGCTTCAACTTGTTGTTCTAAAATCTCTTCTTTAGTCATACGACTATTATACCCGAAAAGTAAAAAGGCCAGCACCCATTGGGTACTAGCCTTTAAACTACGCTTTAATCTGCGCTGGGGATGCTTATTTTCCGATGTTGCGGAACAAGCAGTTGAAGCGTGGGGTATACACGAACAACGCGCCGTACATTACGATCGCGAACTCAAGAGCAGTAGTCACGATAGCAAAGTTGATCTTGCTTAATGGTGCTAATTGCTTGAAACGCATACATTCTGCTGACATATCAAGCAAGAATGCTTCTCCGAGACCTGGCAATTGAACGTTCGAGCTAATATAGTTAGCTGAACCTTGGTTTGCCCAGTTACCGGCAAATTTTTGAGAACCTGCAGCTCCGCCTGGTGCACTTAAGTAAAGTTTAAAATACTTAACGCCTGGTGGAACAGAGGAAATCGCAACTTGTAAGTTTTGATTGGCTGTCAAAGTTACAGTGCTGTTTACTGGAGATGACTCACCAGAATCGTTTACTGCTGTTACTGACAATTGGTAAACACCTGCTGCGAAGGTTGATGTAGAACCAGTTCCTGTTGGAGTGATTCCGAATGAAGCCGCTGGAGATGCTGCGTTTACTGCAATAGCGCGAACGCCACTACGAGGACGCAAGAACAAGTTTGGCTTAAGGTCGATCGCGCCGGCAGTTGTTTGTACTTTAGATACATCGTAACCAACGGTTTGATTTGCAAGGCCTGGAGCCGAACGAAATTGAGGATAAAATTGCTTAACGAAAGCTGAAAGAGCAGCTGGTTCGATGTGCAATTGATCAGGAGCACCGAAGTTTTCGAGAGCAATAACCGCTAAACGTTCGATGTCATCTTGAGCCATAACTTGACCAGCTAAATCAGTGATGATTGAGCTAGAGTCGCCATATCCTAAGAAGTCACCCGCTTGCATTTGCGCATCGGTGTCGCCTTTTTGAAGTTGTTTTAACAAACCGCTCATCGCGATACTGTTAGATGGAAGATCTGCATCAGAACCGGTTTCGTTACCAGTTACTTGATTCATGAAGTGGGCATGTCCCCAATACATTTCACGTTCGATGTTCTTAAGAAGATGCATAGTACCTTCTTTAGCTTGTTGAGCAACGATGTCGCCAACAGTAACACGAACTAATGTCATTTGGTGTGACACACGACGTCTAGTTCCGAAGAACACGATCTTTTGACCGTCACGTACGTAAGTAGAATCTTCCTCTTGAGGAGCTCCACCTTCTCCGATATACGGAGCACTGTCAGAACCATAACTGATCAAACGATTGTATTGTTCGAATAGGTTATAAGCTTTGTCTACAGAGATAGCTGGCCAAAACTTGAGGTTCTTCATGTCGAAGGTGATCGACTTAAGAGTTGCCTCTAGTGATTCGGCTTGTAGCACTCCACCATAGGTTAGATCGGTCGGCTTTCCAGCCCCACCGTATCCTGCTGTAATAGCTTTGTTCAATGACTCGATATCCGATGCGGAGACGAGCCCTTGATCTAGGCCTTGTAAAATTGAGTTTACTGCGTCATTCATTTTCGTTTCTCCCTTTGATTACGAAATATTATATTTGGCTGCGATCTTTGCGAGATCGTGTCCCATTTCCGCCCTGGTGATATCCAGAGAGTCAACTTTTGTTCCTGACTTTTTCAAGTCAAATAGTTTAGAAGCCACATCAGCTTTAGACAACTGCTCACCTACACCATCATTACTTTTATGTAATGGTTGTGCACGATAAGTACTTCCCTTAGTCTGAACTGGTTGGTCTGCAATCTTGTTAACAAGATTTAGGATCGTTGAAAGCTTGTCTTCAAGAGGTCTTACTCTCTCTTCAACCATGCTTTTGAATAACGATTCTTGCTCTTCTTGAGACTTTTTCATGCCTGCCAAGTTAGCGAGTTTGCCGATAGCGTCTTTTTCTTTCTTCTCGTGCTCGTCGCCGCCTTTAGCGTCTTTGTCTTTTTTCTTGTCGTCTTTGTCGTCGTCTTTATCTTCAGCTTTGTCCATCTTGTGATGTCCGCCGTCTGGATCAGCTTGACGATTTTGGCCTTCGCCTTTGTCCATCTTGTGGTGTCCACCATCTGGATCTGCTTGACGGTTCTGACCTTCAGCTTTTTCAGCCTTCTCGTCTTTGTCGTCTTCGTCTTTATCTTCGTCTTTATCTTCGTCTTTATCTTCAGCTTTTGCATGAAGATCGCCATTAGTAGGTTTGCCAGCGATTCCTTCGCCTGGTCCCTTAATGTCGATTTCTGAAGCTGCAAAACGTGACTTTTGAAGCTCTTCCAATTCATGGAGAGTTTCATCGATCAGGTCTGTTAAGCTTTTTCTTAATTCGTCTTTCATGTTAACTCCTCGTTAATCAATCGGTCAATTACTGTCCAATGTTGATCATGTCTGAATCGCCACGGATACGTGCAATACCTTGAGCATAGCCGTTTGTAGTGGTGATTGGAGTTGTTGCATCCGCGAGGATGATGTCATTTGCGAACCACGCTAACATTGCTAACACTTGAGCAGCAGTTGCGCTGTCGATAACGTCAGCTACTGTTCCGCCTGAATTGCTAGAAGTAAGGGTAAGTTGTCCTGGATTTGCGATGCCGATTCCAAGGAAAGGCGACACAGTTGGATCAACTCCACCTTGTGGAAGTTGGATTGATGCTAGAGCGTAACCAACGGTAAGGGTTGCTCCACCGTCTTGAATTACGACAGTAGTAGCAGTTTGTGAAGCAACAGTCAAACCGATAGTTTGAGCGTTACGGGCTACTTTTGCCATGATTGAATTAATATTTGCCATTTTAGTTCTCCTTAACTACTATAGTTAAAACTTGATATTACTTAATATACCATGGCCCATTACTTAAACCGGCCCGGCATACACCTATACATTACCTATGAAGTTTACCTAAGAAACAACTTGTGTAACTTCTCCAAAGGGAATGATTTACCGCAATCTCTACATTTCACCTGAAATTTAGAGTATATCTGCTCAGTGCCGCAGTCATCGCATGTAACATACTTGAAACCCTTACCATTTCCTACATCCAGCGACTCAGATTGTAGTACTCCGCCTCCGGTATTACCTGTTGGAGAACCAGCTCCACCGTAACCCGCAGTTAGGGCCTTCTTAATTGACTTAGTTGGCTTTGCCGCCTTTTTAGGATGCAACTTGCCGTATTCGGTCATAACTTTTTTCACGTAGTCAGAATCTTGAATACCTTGAGGACCTTCGCCTTTATATTTGTCCCAAGTTCCCTTCAAACCGTTAGTCCAAGAATGCACTAACATATTGATATCTTTAGTTTTTGACTTGTTTCTCTTTAACAATGCATCTGCGAAATCATAGGCAGCTTGAGGATCATTGTTGAAACGCTCTGTAATTTTGGCGTGATTCTTATTTAAATCTTTAGAGTATTCGGCCATGTCGCCGTATTTCTTAGCAAGCTCTGGATTAGTTCTTAGTGTATATTCAGCTGCAGTAGGCAGCATTCCAAACATTCCACCAGCTCTGTGACCGTTCTTTAAAGGCTTGTGATCGTAATTCAATCCACCGCTTGACTCAACCATCCCGATCGCGCCTAGAAGAGGATTCTTGTGAGAGAACTCCTTGTATGCATTCTGATGCTCTAAAGGCATTCTAGATAGATTTGTGGCCGGTTGACTCATTGCTGTTTTTGGAGCTTGTGGAGCTTGAGCAGTATTTGGTGCTAAAGCGGCAGCACCCATCATTGCGGCACCAGCCAACTTACTCTTCATGTCTTTTTCAAGCTCTTCAGAGGAAGCTTCGACTAGTTCGTGAATTTTCGCTACATTGTTTTGAATCTTGCACTCAAGAGCGTATTGAAGTATCTCTTGCTTAGTAGGGATATCAATAGTTTTATCGCCCTTCATCAACTCTACGATCTTCTCGATGTTAGAGCGCACCCTAGACGCTGAGGCATCACGAGCGATATGACGGAATGAAGGTACGTTCGTTTCTGCAAGGTGTATAACAGATTTGATGAGTTCCATATCGGATTCCTCATCGTGCTGCGATTTATCTAAGTTTAGTGGCTCAACTAGAGTGGCCGTATTGGCAGGAGTAAAAGTTAGTGCAACAGAATGAATCTTTGTCCTTGCGAGGAGAGTCGGGTCTGAGATCCCACGTGAAACTACTCCGCCTTCTACTGACGCTTTCAATTTTAAAGGACAGTCAGTTTTATGAACGTTACGCAGAATTGCAGCTGCGGCTTTGGCGTTTGGGTGGTCCTCGTCGTCGTACAAGGTTGCACGAACATACACGTACGGAGCCTTAACTTTATCCCAATAGTATTTTTGACGGTCGTTGTCGCAATCTTCTGCCTTAAAGATCTTCTTAGCTGAAGTGACGCGGCCGATTGAATTGAAGAAACCTTTACCGTGGTTGTCGTTGATGCGGCCCTTGCCTGCTTCGAGTTCACCGATGTCGGCTCCCTCTACAGAGAGCATCTCTCCCTGGGTGTCCCTAAGTTGGGAACCTGCACACATATCGATCTCAAGTGGTTTCTTTGACATACCACCTAAGATTATACCAGGCTATCGACTATGAATTAGCAGTATAGCATCGTAGAGTCAATGCCTTTTCCAGACTCCAGATACTTAAGAAGGGTTGCAGACTGGCCAGGTCCACTTGGAACAACTACAGGTTGAACTACATGAGCAAAAACTTGACTTAGTTTAGCACTGATAGTTAAATAATGCTGAGCTCCTAAAGAAGTGTAAGTACCTGGAACACCGATAGCTGCATCTAGATAACCTTGAAGCCAAGCAGCGAATTCTCCAAGAGCTTCAGTCTTCTTTACCAAGGCAATATGCTCTTGTATAAGTTTAACTTGAAATCCATGTAATTCTGGCGATGTTCCATCTTGAGGACCCATTAGTTCAAAGTAACCCTGTAACCAGAAATTAAAATTTACATTGTTCATATTCTTCCTTTCGCCATACTCTTAGTATCCATTGAGGACCATGAGGTTCTTCGCTGCCCATACCACCATTGAGAGTAGGATTCCAGGTAAAAGGAGTTACGTCAGTGGCGCTAAAATTAAGTTTCTCCATGATCTTTAGTTGCTGTAGGAAACATAACAACACCCATATCGTATTAGATTTATCTGTAGATCTTATAGTCTTCGTCTGTGAGGTGATCATCTAATATACTTCCGCCATCTAAAGATTCTTTCAAATCTTGAAACTGCTCTGTGTTCCTAATCTTATTCAAAGCGTTCTTCTCAGTCTTCTTAACTGCGTCAACAGAGATACAGTTCAAGGATGCAACTTCGATATCAGAGGGCGGTTTATCACCCACATAGTCTTTGATGTAGTTAAAAAAACAGTAGTTAGCAAGCTGGTGGTTTACAGCCCATGGACAACCTGGAAGCTTTGCTTCTTCCTCTTCAGTTAGTTCGTGCCCGGCAGTACGAATCGCTCTGAGTCGCATTACCGCAAGTGGACAGAACTTATCCGGATTGCACTTTAGACCCCGAGGGCATCGCGAGTCCATAGTGCTGTCCTTTTTAGACATTAGGCAGTGGCCTGGTTATCTTGAGTAGTCGCAGTAAAACTAGTAGTTTCGCTTTCGCTGTCATCTGTCGCTGCAGTTTCTTCTGATTCTGTAGCTGCTGGAACTTCCACAGCGGGTTGTCTAATAGCGAGGAGTTCAACTTCATGTTCTAATCCGTTTAGAGTAACAATTGCTTTTGCTCCAACTTCACGGCCCATGAAGGCATTAATAAGATCTGGAACACCGCACTCAGACAACTTAAGTCTTGAGCGGAAGATACCAGTATCGCTACCTTCGGTTGTAGAAGTGATGACTACAGTAGATTGTTCGTTGACTGTATCACCGTTAGTGAAACCTTTTTCAGCATCTTCTTTATCAGAAGCTTCACAGAAATCTTGAAGACGTTGCTCGTTAGCAACAGCATTCATAGCTGCGAGATCTAGACCAGACACTTTTTGAATGGCTAGGATCTTATATTGCATTTCTGAGATAAGATTCAACGCTCTGCCGATGTCTTCATGCATACCTTTTAAGTTCTGCATAAGTTGCTGAGTCATCATTTGATTGATGCGAACAGACATCTCTAAGTTCTTAAGTTGAACCTCATGTGCGCGAATTTTCTCTTTACGATTACCTTGTGGTGCTGTTCTAAAACCCTTCATCTTTTTGCCCCTTTATCATTCAATGTTTTACAGAAAAACTTAAGTAAATCAACTTCTTCAGTAGTTAAACCAGCTGCGGCGTTTGTTGTAACAGCATTGCTAGTCCCGAGTATTTTACCCAATTCAGTATTCAAATAGTGACGTAAACTTTTCTCAATCTCGTCGTATGCAACGCCGCGACCCTTAAGGATACGCTTGGAAAGGACTTCATTGATAACGTTTGCACGCTCAAGTTTAAGTTGCTCTTTAGTTTTACTTATCTCGTTATTTCCAGAGTTATTATTCCCAGTTTGTCCAGAAGCTCCAGCAGTTTCAGATTTCTTTCCCTCATCATCCGAAGTAGACCTCGTTTTATTAAGGGCTTCTGGCGGAAGCGCGGGTAGTGGCTGTGCTGCATCTGGAAAGTCCTTCAAAGTCTTACGCTCAAAGCCATACTTATCAGCCATATTTGAGTAAAGCGATCTAGCTTTAACAAATTGAGTCTTAGTGAGCGGTTCATTATTATCTACACAACGCTGCCAGTGAGCCTCGCTGTTAGGATCTTGCATAAGTATACGATTAGCACCCATGCTAGTTTCAATCTCGTGTAAGATCTCCATATCATCGTCATCAAGCATAGCCTTACGACCATAAACCTGAGGCCACACTAACTCACCGTAGTGAGAACGGTCAAGAACAACGTTCCTACCGCCGATACCAGTGAGTAATTCCACCATCTGATCTAGATAGCTAGGTCCTATATAACCAGATTGCGACATTGCCTTATCAGGCGCAGACATGTGAATAACTTCAAAGCCCTGAGTAGCAAAATAATCTGCTACCGTAGTCTTGCCTGTACGATCTAAACCTTCAAGGATAATTAATGACATATTCCTTATGATTATACATACAGAATATGGAACTGGGTTGCTATTTTCATAGCTTGCTCTTCTTCTATGAGTTGAAGTCTATATAGGATCTTAATAAGCATCATTGTGGCATAACGCTCTTCATCAGTTACAACAGTGCCGTCTTCTCGGACGTACATATTACTGGCCTAATTTGTTAATAGGGTTGGCGACTGGAACTCCGCCGATGTTTTCAGACTTAGTAGCGCCAAATTGCTTAGCGGTGTCCTTTACACTAGGTTGAACAACGTCGTGGGCTGCTTTAGCCTTGATTTGCTCCATCTCAAGATCATGCTTCTCTTTATCACGACCGTGAGCAGCTTCCGCATGTTCATGCTTCTGCTGTTCTTGGGCCATCTTCATCTGAGCTTCGCCTTGCTGAGCTTCTTGCTGCTCTTTCATCTGAGCTTCTTGCTTCTTCTGAGCGTCCATGGTGAAAAGGAATTGATTCCAGTTCAAGAACGATGGATCGCCAGGAATGTATTGCAGTTCGCGTCTTTCAGATGCACCCTTGTCACCAAAGAAGTTCTCGCGAATCTCTCCACGGGTGTAATTCTTCTCAACGAGCGCCCAGAAAGCTTGGTTCATCGGAACGTCGGCAATCTTTTCTGTAATCTTGTTCTTTTGAGCCTGTACTAGAAGTTCATTCATTGACTTCCATACAGTCATCTCAGCTTGCATCTGAGCGATCTCGTTTTGAGGAGTCTCGTCAGTCATGCCGGTGAATACGAACTTATATTTAGCTGCTAAATCTTTATCTAATGCAGTAAGAACATCGCAGTTAATGATATCTTCAATGAACATGAGCAAAGGCACTAAACCACGCTCACGTGAGTAGGTGATCTTATACTCATTGTTAGCTTGCTGCATCGGAGAGCGTCCAGTTGCAGAGATAAGGTAATCTAATCCTAATTCCACTGGATCAATTTGGAACTGAGCGCAAAGAATACGCATCAAATGGTTGTTGTAGTTCAAATACTCCATCTCACGGGCATTTGCAGACATCGGTACCCATTGAACTTCATCAAGACCTGCAACGATTGGAGTTCTCCAAGCATTCTGAGTTCCTGAAATAGAGTTATAGAAAGTTCTACGAAAGTTAGCTAAGTTCTGTTGAGTTACTGTTCCCTTTAAGTGAAGAACGCCTCGTGCAGCATAACCATGAGTAAAGAAGTTAGCATTGTAGTTCTCTACGTTCATATGGTTGGTAATGTTGATGATCGCCAACTCTAACGGAGAGTAGCAGTAACCCATAGAGTCTGCAAAGTTCTGAGGATTAAATAGTTTGAAGATACAGTCTTCGTCGCCGAATGTAGCTAGAGGTCTGTTGTCATAAGAGATCTGAACATATTTGATGTAGTCATTCTCTGCTTCATTAATAACTTGATCAGCTTTCGGATCGTTGTTACTCTTAGGTTTAGTTAGTTGATAGTTCTTCATTGCACTAGAATTCAACTGCTCTTTAGAGAGAGCCTTGTTGACTAGGTACATTGATTCACCTGGAAGTGGGCGGAAACGGTGCAATCCACCGGCACGTGTCTTAACTTTTTCAATAGCTACGTGACCGAACGTCAATGCGTCGCGGCCTACAAGCTTGAGGAACTCGCCGAACAATCTCTTATCGTCTGCTGGAGTGCCTTCTTTACGACCGCAGTGATAGATGAAATCTTCGATTGCCGCAATCTCATCCTTCTCTGCGTCTGTGTAATGCGCTTCTCCGTCTTTCTTAACAATACGAAAACCCATCTCATGACGACGGTGCTCGATGCGGGAGAATCTTAAAAGTGTATCTACGCGACATTGAATGATTGCTGATATCAACCAATCTCGAACTGAGACTTCTTTTAAAGTCTTATTGGAGATTCGCGTAAGTTTAAATTTGTAATTTACTTGACTTCCCATCAAGTCAAAGTAAGGATCATCTACGAACGCTTTGCGTCCGATCTGACCTGAGGCATCATGGTCGGCTTCTGGTACATCTGGTAAAGTATCGCCATCTGCGATGTCGCCAACGGCTGGAGGAGACGATGGTTCTGTTTCGCCCACGTCGGCTTTGATGAGATCGTCTATTTGTCCCTGTATTCTATTTTTAAGCCATTGATCCCAGATTGCCATAACTTATATTGTACCCTTCGATTGCCTTACATCGTTAGTTGTCTTAGTAACATGATCTTGCTTCCATAGTGGCTGAAGATTGCTATAATGACAAGCCGCCTTCAACTGATTAGGATCACTGAGATCGAAAGAAGCCAATGGCTTAACATGATCTATTTCCCATTGTCCATAGCTGTCCCAAGTCATATAGTTATAAAATTTAGACTCAATATAGATCTTAAATTCATCTAATGTACAACCCAAGAAATTGATAGCAACCCTTGAAGATTGCTGTTTTAATAAATTACTAAGCCTATGACGCATGTTCTTTTGCAATTTGAATATAGGGTCAACCTTTAGTCTATTTCTTCTATATTCAACAACCTTCTTAATGACAACACTCTTGTTATTCTTATAGTATTCACTAGCATAGTTCAAAGCCTGATCCTTGTTAGCTTCGTACCATTTCTTTTTTACATCAGCTATTTTAGACTTATTTTTCGCTCTATATTTTGCAGAAGTTTTGGCTACACATGTTTTGCAAGACGTATTAAGGCTGTCTAAAGTCCTATTATTTTTATGGTATTCACTTAATTGTTGATCTTTTAAACAACCACCGCAACGTTTCATCTTATAAATGTACCATATAAACACTTAAACTGACCAGATAAAACCTCCGGCTCCACTATTAGAGTCATCGTCATCATTTTGGTCCTCTAACTCGGAGGGTTTCCCTATCTTTCCAAGTTTAGACCTATCTACTTCTTGCGGGGCCATCTGAATACCCTGAGCGAGCGCATACTCAGTCGGAGTCGGCATCCTGTTAAAGTTACCGTTATTGTCCGTAAGATTAGTAGCTTGATCCGTCAAACCGCTTCCAAGGATGATCTGAGAGGCACCAAACAGTAGGGTCATCGGATAACGCAATGCATCAATCCAGTGATCGTGTTCGGTATCTGGGTCATCTGTAACCAATCCTGCAGCATCTGTCTTAAAGTGATATAGATTGAACTCTCTCACAAGAGGTACGCAATGGTCTTTTGCTAAGAATAGTTTTGCGTCGATCGTACCCGGCATCTTTAAAAACTTTTTGATAACTTGTATACCTGTGTTGATGGCACCCTTATCCGCTTGATTGGCGACCGGTAGACCAGCCTTCTGCATCTCCATGATCGCACCTTGATCGGCAGCATCAGGAACATAAAGTTGACATCGATACATGTTATGGTACTTAGTCTTAATATGGTGAATCCAAGTAGGAGAGCTAACATAAGTCATACCGTCACACTTGACTACATAGATATTATCTCTTGAATCTACGAAAAAGAACACTACAGTATTTGGAGAAGAGAAACCCCAGTCGATTCCAGCATAGCATGGAACTCTCATCTCGTGGCACTTCTTGACGAACATATCGTGAGTACATTCACCTGGATACTCTTTACCTACTAGAGTCATCCACATCTCATTCCAAGTACGAATGTGAATCTTCTCATCGAACTCTCGAAACACGATACCTTCAACTGAAGGTTTTAAGTTCATGAGCTGAGCAAGGGCCCAATCGGCGCCCTCGGATCTAACTTTTTGAATCATCTCATCCAAACTCTTTAACATGTTAGAAGTAGAGTTCTGCTTCTTAGCATCTGTCAAGCATACGGAGAATAGCGGGCACTTATAGCAACCAGTGTATCCTTGGTAAGGAAGATACTCTTTTTGCTTGTTTCTATCCTTCTTATCAAACTCTTCTTGGTTCAAGACTTCCATCTTGTCTTGGTTGACAAATAAGTCCATCTTCTGAGTACCAGAACGACTATCAGGACAACGCTCTGTAAACTCAAATGCAGTCCAACGTCGCGCAACGCGGGTCTTATCTGGATTGCCTTCGATCTCTTCAAGCTTCTGATTCATTAAGCCGTAGCGAGACTTACGTGTAGAAATACCTACGCGTAGAGCCTTCTTGCCAGCTCTTGAGTCTAACATACCGGAAATCTCTCGGAAGGCTTTCAAACCTTCACCAGATACAGTATCGATCTCATCAACTACAACTAGCGGAACGTGAGGACCGTTACAAGCTTTTAGCGTACAAGGAAGAACCTCTAGAGTAACTTTGTCATGTCCAATGTTGAAGATAGACTTCGACATGTTTGCTTTTTCAACAATTCTTTGATCTTCGGGAAGATCCGGCGGCATCACAATAGGTTTTAGCTTGCGATTATATAGATAGCCTTTTTGATATGCATAGCATCGCTCAGCTTGAGTCTGAATAGCTCCAACGTGAACCACATCTCGCTTATCATGAAAAAGAATCATGAGTTCTGCGATAGCCATACCGAGAGTCTTACCCGATCCTCGACCGGCGACGAAAAGCAATTCCTGAATATTGTCTGGGTTGATACCTAGAACACAGATACGATACACTTCCCAGATAACGTCTAAGGGATTAGTGTCCGAGTACCTAGAGACAGTAACGTCCGGTAACTCAAGTCCAAGGTGATATTTAATCCAAGTTTTAACTTCGTTCCTTGTTTTACAAGGAGTAAGCAGCATTTTCTTCTGTTGCTCGAAGGTAAGCTTAGTGCTGGTCTTCTTGCTCATTATTTCCTACCGCATGACTAAGTAAAGTACTTGCATCATCTTCTTGCACTTCAACTTCCTTCTTGGGAGTTGGAGGGGTCAAGGCTTCAAACATTGGTGAACGCTCTTTATTCTTGCCAGAGCCAGGAGTAGCACCGGAGACAATCTTATATAAAGTCTCTGCAACATCCTTATATTCTTTAATATTGGTCACACGCATGTCAGGCTTTGGATTATTAATTGGATCTTGACAGTATTTCATCATCTTCTCTAAGTGCTCTGCATTTGCTACAGACATCATGGCAGTTAGGAAATCGACTTGTTCTAAGACTGATTTAACGACTTTAGCACGAACCCGATCTTGCAGGGTGTGCATCATCTTGTCGCGATCATGGGCCCATCCTCGTAGGGAGGCCGTAAGGGCAACTTGACCTAAATTGTATTGGGGGAACTGTTGGGCTATCTTTGGGATTGACTCACCTAGTAGGTACAGTTCAAATAACTTTGCAGCTTCTAGCTCTTTAAGAGCCCCGGCTGTCTTATGCTTTCTTAAGTACTTTTCAGCTAGTTTAATCTCTTCTTCACTTAGCCCGTACTTCTCTTCGTCAGTCAGTCTTTTCTTTAATGCCATATATCTCTTCCCAGCATTCATTATACCTTACAACTGAGATCAGCTGCCTAATACGCACCTCGCTGATACCTTTGTATGAAGAGATTTCACTTATCGTCAGTCCAAGTGCCAACAGACATAGTACTGATTGCTCAATTTCACTGAAATTTACTAGTAATTCCTGGAACTTATCCGTTTTGGGGTTGGAATGGGTATCCCATAACGTTTGCTGGATTTGAGAATCTAAAGAGAATTCTCGTTCTATCTTGCTTAAATAGGATGCGAATGAAGACGGCGGGTTACCACTTAAATAGTGGATCCATAGGTTTTGACGCTGGTCTTCATCATTAGTCAGGCAATTTATTAGGTTGCTGACCTGGTTGCTCGGGCTCACTTGGTTCTCCAATGTTATCTATATACGCATCGAAGTCCATTAAAGTGATTTTAGTAGTCCAGCCAGGACCACAGAAGCCTTTAACAAACGAATTTAATATGCCCTGAAGATTTAAGTCACCCTCTTTTTGAAGAAGGCGTTTAAACTTCCACATACCAAATAACGATGTGGCAGTGGAGAGCTCTTTGTACTTGTCGATCTTATTAAGTACTTTCTTATTAAAATACAAAATATAATCAACAGTTTTTATGTCGGTCTGAAGATTCATCTCGACAGCTTGTACACTAGGATGAACGATAGAGCCGAAAAAGAATAATTGATTCTTTGTAGATTCATGCACGAGACCGTTGTTCAACAACCATCTCTGCTGATCTACAAATTCATTTAACTTATCGAACTCCATGTTAGCTCCTTAGTGCTATCCACCTTATAACATTATACCAGGTGGGTAACTTCATTTACTCAGTCTAGACTCATTAAGAACAGCTTTTGCCGCTAATAATAGCTCATTTTTATCTATAGAACCGTTATACACTTTAGCTACATACTCTGATACAATAAGTTCCATAGTCCGAGCTTCGATAGCGAGTTTCTTTTTCTCATTATCGTTAAACTTCGTTTTCACTTTTACATCAACACCATTAATAGCTTTAATATACTCAGTAGAACCTAAGTATCCAACTATCTCTGCTTTAGGTCCTTCTAATTCAAGTACCCAATGATCTTTACTGCCAGAGATATCTTGCTGTACGAGTTGATGAACTATTTCAATCCCCGTAGACTGCGATACCACAACGTGAAGTCTTCTCCACGTTGGCAATATAGTTGGTATAAAGGTCTCTGCATACGTACCCATATCAAAGACTGAGATTCCTTTCGATTGATCAACGTCTGAAGCAGACTGACTAAATGGAGAGCCGACATATACGATTTCGGGTCCGACCTCGTGATCCACGAGACGTTGTCGCTTATGGATATGCCCCGAGATGACAAGTTCGCAAGTATTAAGGCTTCTCGGATCGACGCCCTCTGTTGCTCTGATAGGACCATAATCTCCTCCAATAAATGTTTGATGCGCTATTACAATCTTACGAGTCTTAGTAGGAAAAGTAGATCCATCTGGTTGATAAGGAACAAAGGTCATTCCAAATAGATCTTGAGGCTTATCTACTACGTAGAGACCTTTAATCTTATCTTTGAATGGAAGCATAGCGTGATACTTTGCATCGTTAGGCTTATACATGTCATGATTGCCTAGAAGATATACATATGGAATACCTTCACCTATAATCTTATATACGTGTCTCATGAATTCAGTAGTGACTTCAGAACGCAGAACTGCATGTGTATCAAAGGTGTCACCTAGATTCACTACAAGGTCTGGTCGCTGTTCAAAGATAACTTTATCTAACCACGCTAAGAATTGCATAGCTAGATCAAAACGATTTATCTTAAGATGCGGATCGCCGATAAATAAAACTTTCAATCTACATACTCACAATCTTTTAAAACTATCTCTTCAAACATTTGATCCACTTGAATCCTAACAAGATCATCATATGTAGTATGAGTTCCTACATGACAAAAATTACTCATTAAGGGAATAGGTTTTACTAAAAGAAGACCAGCAGAAGTATATATACTTACAACATTTAAACCAACGCTGGCAGGTTGTCCATTAGCTGTATACAATCTATTGCTCTCCATTGATTTCAAAAACTGAGTATAGATATCTTGACTCATATATACAGAGTCTACATCTTGAAAATTTTC